ACTAACGTAGTCACAGATTTTGATCAGGACCTGTTGAGAGCGGCAGCGTTCAACTTTAGAGACACTATACTCCGAGGACTCACAGATGATCAGTTGCAGGAAGTCCATGTGGTGGACTTTGCTACTGCCATCAATGGTTTGCCTGGAGTAGGATTCGTTGATAAGTTGAATAGGAACACGAGTGCAGGGGCTCCATGGAAGAAGTGCAAGAAATTCTTCATGAAGTCGTCTGGTTTGAGCAGTGAATTTGCACATTTCATGGATCTGGAGCCCGAGATGGAGGTGAGAGTTGCTGATTGTGATGCTAAGTACAGGCGTGGGGAGACCTATGCTCCTGTATTTTGCGGTAACGTGAAGGACGAGGCTCGTCCAAAGTGGAAGGTTGATGCCGGTAGTTTGCGTATCTTCTTGTGAGGCCCTATGGAATGGTCAATAGTAGCGAGAAAGTACTTCATCATGATACAACGTCTGATGAAGAGAAATCGGTTCTTATTTGAACAAATGCCTGGGGTGCGTGCCCAAAGTCTTGAGTGGCAGGAATTACGGGATTATCTCATTCAACATGGTTTGGATAGGATGATTGCTGGTGATTATGCCACCTTTGACAAGAAGATGCCTGCCATCGTGATCTTGTGGGCCTTTTGGATTCAGATCGAAATTGCTAAGAGAGCCGGTTATTCGGCTGAGGATGTGGCAGCATGTTGGGCGATTGCCCATGATGTAGCGTATCCTACAGTGGATTACAATGGTGACTTGATACAATTCAATGGTTCGAACCCATCTGGACAGATACAAACTGTGGAGACTAATGGACTGGCAAATTCTCTCTATATCCGTGTGGCATATGCGATGCTGAAGAAGGAGTGGATGGTTGAGAATGGAACCTACAAAGGCGAAACTTGGGATGAACTGTTAGTTGACTTTGAGAAAGATGTGGCAGTGGCTACGTACGGTGATGACAATACCATGGGGGTGAGTGAGAGTGCTCCTTGGTTTACTCATACTGGTATTCAGCGGGTGCTAGCTACGGTTGGAATTACTTACACAATGGCAGACAAGACTGCGGAGTCTGTACCCTTCATACATATTGACGACGTGTCGTTTCTAAAACGACAATGGAGATATGACGGCGATGTGGGAGCATACTTGGCACCTCTGGAAACAGAGTCGATAACCAAGATGCTTTCACTAGGCGTGAAATCTAAGTCAATCAGTAGTGAAGAACAGGCTGTAGCAGTCATTGAAAGTGCAGTGCGTGAGTATTTCTTTCATGGGAAGGACGTTTACG